TATTTGTTTTGCGTATGACAACGTACTTGATCCTTAAGACAGTCAAGAAGCAGTGGAGTGGCTGCCGAAACATGACTTTCGAGAGACTTTTCTTTCGTCAGTTAAGTTACCACTCTTAGACGCATGCTGATTTGATTCACCAGCATGTATTTTAGTTGAATCGCTGTTTTCCTCTTCAGAAACTAAGAGGACGACCTACTATAGCCTAACTAGCTTTGTGGGAGTATAATTTCAGTTACCCCTACACTTACAATAGAGCATTGGGAAACGCCATATAATTTCCCCGCAGAGTACGAACCTGCGATAACAAAGCTCGAATTTCTTCCATCCTCCGATCCTACATTGGCTGGTACCAACAAGGATGTTAAGGGAGATATGGATTCGATGATTGGTTCCGGTGCAAGCTGGGATTCAACTCATCAGACTATGATTGATGAAGAAGCTGACATTAAGAGGTTTCTTTCCAGAAAGATTAGAATTAATAGTCTCAGTTTTAATACTGTTTTGACTGAAGATACTTTTGATCCCTGGATTGCCTTTTTGTCCAATCTAGCTGTTCGTCGTAAATTAGCAAATTATCTGTATGTTCGTGGAGATTTACATCTTGAATTTCAAGTTAGTGGAACTCCATTTATACAGAATCAGGTTTTGGTGTCTTATTGTTATATGAACATTGATCGTTCGTCTACTCTCACTTATCCGGGATTGTGGACACGCAGTCAGCGCAAAAATTTGATTCTTGAAGGATGTTCTTCGAGAGGAGGTTGTCTAGTGTTGCCTTTTATGTATCCATATGACTACCTACCTTCCAATGGAGATAATGGGGGTACTTATGTTTCCCCAGGATCTATCACCATGGAGAATATCACCGAATATACTACTGTTGATGGATCGACCACCAGTATGCAGGTCACTGTTTTTGCACATATGACCAATGTAGAACTAGTTGCCCCAACACAGTTTGTTGCTTCTTCTGAATTTACCAATCCTGGCGCTGTTTCTGCAGCGGCCTCGGCAGTTGCCGCTGCAGCAGGTCATATTAAGGACCTTCCTGTTATAGGCAGCTATGCTAGAGCCACTGAAATTGGCGCTAAAGGTCTTGGTGCTATGGCCTCATTGTTCGGATTTTCTCGGCCTATTAACGTCCGTGAACGCAACTGGATGCGTCCAGGTGCAATGTTTGCATTGGGTAATTCTGATGCAGATGATAATTCTGAGCAGTTGGCTTTGACTATGAAAAATGAATTGTCTATAGACCCATCAACCGCAGGTTGTGATGATCAGAGAGATCTCCTTGCGTTCGACAATCTTGTCAAAATTCCTTCTTATATTGGAGGATTTAATTGGGAAGGTGGAAATTTTGTTAGTGCTGTTCTTGCAGTTATACCAGTAACTCCTCCAACTTCTCTTACTTCACCTTCCAATTATGTTGCCTCTCCTGTTGGTTACGTTGCCATGAACTTTGATTATTGGCGCGGAACACTTGAATATAACTTTCATTTTGTGGCATCCCAACTTTCTCGTGGGGTTATTGCCATTGTGTATGAGCCGTCAAACGCTCAATATGTTGCATTTTCGGAGAGTGGCAATCCTTTCAACACTAACTACGTAACAACTTTGGATTTATCTGTAGCAAGAACGGTCAAGGTGAAAGTACCGTGGATGCAGATGTATCCATATAAGCAGCATATTATGGGACAAGGAGAAGTTGGTGTCCCAACTGGTGCTCCTGATGCAGAGTCCTGTAATGGTTCTCTGGTCATCATGGTTGTTAACCCTCTCCGTCAACCTAATTCATCTCCCAATCCAGTTTCCTGCTG